AGCCCTTATATTTCTAGTTTAAATTGATAATAAATAAGGAGAAAATATATAGCATGATAGATTTATTAAATATACAGCCTCATCAAGTTAGTCGAGACCTTAGGGGTTATTCAGTCTTCTTCTATGGAGAGCCAAAGAGTAAATAAAACTGCTCTCTTTATAGGTAACTATAAAGTTCACATCGCAGAAAAATCGGGAACTTCTATTTAGATGAATCCGAAGGGAAGTTATAATATAACAATTATAACACACGCAACGCGTAGCTTTTGAAACTATTATTTTAAAGGAGAATGTTACACATATGGACATCCAAGATATGATTCAATTATATAATGAAGGAAAATCTTTAAGTTTTATTGCAAATAAATATAATACATATGGAGCAAAAATTAAAAAAATTCTTATTGATAATGGAATTAAAATAAGAACTAGAGCTGAGCAAAATAAAATTACTAATCAAGAGAGAGGAAAGAAAGTTAATCATACTTATTTTGATAATATAGATACTTGTCAAAAAGCATGGCTACTTGGTTTTCTTGCGGCAGATGGTTCTGTAGCATCAGATAGAAATAGAATAAAAATAGGACTAAGTTCAGTAGATAGAGAAATTCTTGAAAAAATTCAGAAAGAATTAAACTCTGAAAGAGAAATTTTAGATTATGAAACTAATCAAGGATTTCAAATTTCAGAATTAAGTTGGAGTAGTGAAAATCATAAAAATAAATTAGTTAAATATGATATTGTTCCAAATAAAACTTATAAAGGAATCCACTTACCTCAATTTGAAAATGATGACTTTAAATTAGCTTATATTTTAGGATATTATGATGGCGATGGTTGTTTTAAAAATGATGGAACAACTTGTAGATTTGAAATTTGCTCATATGATAAAACAATTTTAGAAGATTTTGCAAAAATAATTAATCAAAAAATTAATAGTCATAAGGAAGTATATAAAGACCCTAGTAGAGAGAATTATTATACTTTAACTTATTCGACTAAAGATGTTATACAAATTTTAGATTCTATGTATCAAATTATGAATAAAACAAATAGTTTTTATCTTCAAAGAAAATATAATAAATATATAGAATGGAAGAAACAAAATAATAGAATATAGTAAAGCCAAGAGTCTGCGACTTCCTTAAATAAGGAAGAGAAGGTACGCTAAACTGGATTGGAAATAACCAGTCGATGAAAATGAGAGTAATCTCCAGAGTGTAAGATAAAAAACTTACAGTTAATAACTAATTGGGTAAAACCACAATAGCCACTAAATTTCCTAGGCATTTGTTATTAGCCTTTGAAAAAGGATATAACGCAATTCCAGGTGCGATGGCTCAACCTATTAATTCTTGGTCTGAATTTAAAAAGGTTTTAAGACAACTTAAAGATGAAAATGTTAAGGCGATGTACGAAACTATAATTATTGATACTGCGGATATTGCATATGATGATTGTGAGAAATATATTTGTGCAAATGCTCCTCGTGGAGACGGCAGTTTTGGTGTAGACGCAGTTGGAGATATTCCTTATGGTAAGGGATATACAATGGTAGCTAAAGAATTTGATGAATGTTTAAGAAGTATTGTTCAGATGGACTATGGTCTAGTTTTAATTAGTCATGCGGCTGATAAAACTTTTAAAGATGAACAAGGTAACGAGTTTAATCAGATTGTTCCAACATTAGGAAGTAAAGCTCGTAATATAGTTTCAAGAATGTGCGATATTATAGCATATTCAAGAGCAATTCAAAATGAAGATGGAACAACTTCTACAAAGCTATTTATGCGAGGTACACCACGTTATATAGCAGGCAGCCGTTTTAAGTATACACCAGATTATATAGATTTTAATTATAATGCATTAGTAAAAGCTATTAGTGATGCTATTGATAAACAAGCTGCGGAAGATGGTACTGAATACTTTACCAATGAAAGAAATAACTTATATTCTAATGTTACACAAGAATTAGATTTTGATGAATTAGTTGATAGTTTTAATTCTATTGTTAATAATTTAATTGTAAATAATTCAGAAGAATACTTTAAGAGTTATTGGCAACCAAGAATTGTTCAGATTACTGACAAATATCTTGGTAAAGGTCAGAAAGTAAATCAATGTTCTCGTGACCAAGTAGAAGCACTTGATTTAATCATTACGGATTTAAAAGAATTAACAGAAAATTTAAATCCAGCAAATGAATAAAGAAAAAAATGAGGCTAGCTTTAAAGGCGAGCCTCTTTTTGATTTATTTAAAAAAATATGTTATAATATAATTATAGAAAATATTAAAGTGAAAGAGGTCAATAACTATGCATATGGTAACTTGCATTTATTGTAAAAAAAAGTTTGACCGAGATAAAGTTCCTACTATCCAAGTTTCCGCACGTCGTTATGCTCATAAAGAATGTGCAGAAAAGGGCGAGGCAAGTAAAACTCAAGAACAAAAAGATTTAGAAGCTCTTGAAAAATATATTATGAAACTATTTGATATGCCTTATGTTAATGCTAGAATAAGAAAACAATTAAAAGAATATCAAGAACAATATAATTATACTTATAGTGGTATATTAAAAACTTTAGTTTATTGGTATGAAATTAAAGGTAATTCTACAGAGAAAGCTAATGGCGGTTTAGGAATAGTTCCATATATTTATGAGCAGGCTTGTCAGTATTATTATAGTTTATATTTAGCAAAATTGGCAAATGAAGATAAGGATATAGAAGAATATAAACCAAAAGTAAAAACAGTTGAAATATATCCGCCAGAAGCTAAAACTAAAACTATAAGATTATTTAATTTTGATGATAGTGAGGAAAGTGATAGTGTCTAAATATGTAGATATACCATCTATTATTCAAGTCATAGGAGCAATATATAATTATCCTTCTTTACTTGATGAAGATGATAAATATTATTTTAATGAAGAAGATTTTACAGAAGAATTTCATAAAATTCTTTTTGGTTCTATTTATAATTTACACGCTTTAGGTGTAAAAGAAATTAGTCTAAATGCAATAGAAGATTATTTAGAGCAACGTCCAAAACAATTGGCTGTATATAAAGTTAATAAAGGTGCGGAATACCTTCAAAAGATAAGTCAAAATACACAGTTTGCAGCTTTTGAGTATTATTACAATAGAATGAAAAAAATGACTTTATTAAGAATGTATCAAAGTATTGGTATGGATTTAACTTGGTTATATGACATTGATAATATAACTGATTTAAAAAAGAAGCAAGCTCAAGAAGATTGGTTAGATAATACTCCAATAGACGATATAGCTGATTTAATTGATAAAAAAATTACTGATATTCGTTTAAAATATGCTGATAATAGTCAAGGTGGTATTCAAAACGCGGGAGATGGTGCTATAGAGCTCCTACAGCAACTTAAAGAGACTCCTGAAATTGGATATCCGCTTTATGGACCATTAGTGAATACAGTAACTCGCGGAGCAAGACTTAAAAAGTTTTATTTGCGGTCTGCCGCGACAGGAGTTGGTAAAACTCGTTCAATGATTGCTGATGTTTGTTCTATTGCTTGTGATGAAATATATAGTTCATCAGAACAAAAATGGATAAATAATGGTACTAGAGAGCCTGCAATGTTTATTTCTACAGAACAGGAATTAGATGAAATTCAAACTATGATGATAGCATTTTTATCTGATGTTGATGAAGAGCATATTCTTAATGGAGAATATTATGTCGGAGAATGGGAGAGAGTTTGTTATGCAGCTAATCTTTTAAAGAAATGTCCTTTATATGTAGAGCAATTACCAGATTTTTCTTTAAAAGATATTGAAAATACTATTAAGCGCGGAATCCGCGAATATGGAACTAAATATATCTTTTTTGATTATATTCATTCTAGTATGAAAATATTGGGTGAAGTTAGTTCAAAAGCTGGAGTAAAAGGATTAAGAGAGGATAATATTCTTTTTATGATTTCAATTAGAATAAAAGATTTATGTAATCAATATGGAGTTTTTATTATGACAGCCACTCAGTTAAATGCGGATTATCGGACTGCAGAGCAATATGACCAGAACCTTTTGAGGGGTGCAAAATCGATTGCTGACAAAATAGACCTAGGTATGATTATGTTAGAGACAAGCCAAAATGACTTAACTGCTCTTGAAGATGTTATTAGGTCTGGCGGATTTGAAAATCCTAGTATTAAAATATCTGTGTATAAAAATCGTAGAGGTAGATATAAAGATATTTTATTATGGTGTAAAAGTAACAGAGGAACTTGTAAAATAGAGCCTATGTTTGCGACAAATTATCAATATGAGCTAGTTCCAATGGAAGATTTAAAGATAAAAATTAAACCTAAAATAGAATCGAGTGCATTTTAATAATGGATAAAGATGAATTAAAATTTAATTTAACTATAAATCAAATATTAGATTATACAAATGAGCTAGGCGGAGAAGGCGTTCAAATTAATGATAATATTTTAATATTTAGAACTATTTGTCATGGAGGCGACTCCCACAAACTTTACTACTACAATAACACTCATCTATATAAATGTTATACTCAGTGTGAAGAAACTGGCGGTTTTGATATTTTTGCTTTAACTCAAAAGGTAAAGTCAAGAGAAACACAAACTGAATGGTCTCTACCTAAAGCTATCTCATTTGTAGCTTCTTATTTTGGCTATTCAACTCAAAATTTTAATTCTCAAGATTTTCAAGAAGATGACCTCAAAGATTGGGAAATTTTTAATAATTATGAAAGAATAAATAATATTGAATTAAAAGAAAAAATAATAGAATTAAAAAAATATGATAATAGTATATTAAAATATCTCCCACATCCGAATATTACCCCATGGGAACAAGAGGGTATCAATAGAAAGGTAATTAATCATAGAGGAATAGCCTACGACCCCGTTAATGAAGGTATAGTAATTCCTCATTATGATATAAATAATAACTTAGTTGGTATAAGAGAGAGAACTTTAATTAAAGAAAATGAACAATGGGGTAAATATCTTCCAGCCAAACTTAATGGAACTTTATACCGACACCCGCTCTCATTTAATTTATATAATTTAAACAATAGTAAAGATAACATAAAAATAATGCGGCGGGCGATAGTATTTGAAGGCGAGAAATCATGTCTCCTTTATGCTAGTTATTTTGGAGAAGAAAATGATATTTCAGTAGCTTGTTGCGGAAGTTCTTTGATAAGTTATCAAGTTAAATTACTTTTATCTCTTGGAGTTCAAGAAATTATTGTGGCTTTTGATAAACAATTTCAAAAATCTGGAGATGAAGAATTTAAAAAATGGACTAAGAAACTAACTGATATTCATAAGAAATATAGTCCATATGTTCAAATCTCTTTTGTTTTTGATAAAAAAGGAGATAAACTTAATTATAAAATGAGTCCGATAGATAATGGAAAAGAAATTTTCTTAGAATTATTTAAAGAAAGGATATATTTATAATAAAGATTTTATAAAAAGAATAGGATTATCATAAAATGAAATATAAACTTATAAAACCTGTTAATTCTAAATACTCTGCTTTAGAACAGGTACTTACTAATAGAGGAATATCATATGAAGATATTCCACATTACATAAATACAACAGATAAAGATATTAACTCTCCATTATTACTAGGAGAAGCACAATTATTAATTGCAGCAAAAATATTAATATCTTGTATTAGCAAACAACAATATGTAGTAGTTGTAGTGGATGCAGATTGCGATGGTTTCACCAGCTCTGCGTCACTTATAAATTATTTATATGAAGCGTTTCCCGCGTGGACGCAAAAATATATAAGATGGATAATACATGAAGGAAAACAGCATGGATTAAGTGATTGTTATGATTATATTATTGAACAACATTTTGCTTTAGTTATTGTTCCTGATGCTGGGTCTAACGATTATTCATATCATGCTAAATTAAAAGAAAATAATATTCCAGTTATAGTGCTTGACCACCATGAAGCTGAATACGCATCTGAAGATGCTATAATTATTAACAATCAACTTAGTGACTATCCCAATAAAAATTTAAGTGGAGTTGGTATAACTTATCAGTTTTGTAAATATATAGATAGTTTATTAAATAAAAATTATGCTGATAAATTTTTAGACCTTGTAGCTCTTGGTAATACCGCAGATATGATGAGCCTTCAATCTATAGAAACAAAACATTTAATTAATAAAGGATTCGAGCCTGAAAATATTCATAATCCTTTTATTTATAATATGTGGCAAAAGAACCAATTTAAGCTAGGCGAACATATAACTTCATGGGGCGCTGCATTTTATATTGCTCCTTTTGTTAATGCAATGGTAAGAAGTGGAACTCAAGAGGAAAAAGAATTATTATTTGAGTCAATGCTTTCAATGAAGGCTTTTGATATGATACCTTCAAATAAAAGAGGACATAAATTAGGCGAAGAGGAACAAAGAGTAGAACAGGCAATAAGAACTTGTACTAATGTAAAAAATAGACAAACAAGAGCGCAAGATGCAGGAATGGAATTTTTAGAAAATAAGATTGCGGAAGATAATATGCTTGAACATAAAGTATTGTTGTTTCTTATAGAACCTGGGCAAATAGACCGAAATATTGCGGGATTGGTGGCTAATAAACTCATGGCACGTTATCAAAGACCTTGCTGTGTTCTTACAAGAGTAGAAGAAGATAATGAAATCTCTTATCAAGGTTCTGCAAGAGGATGCGACCAAGTTGGAGTTACTCATTTTAAAGATATTTGCGCGGGTACTGGTCTAACGCTTTTTACAGCAGGACATCAAGGCGCCTTTGGTCTAGGAATCCGCGAACAAGATATTAATGATTTTATTGCCGCTACAGATGAAGCATTAAAAGATATGCCTTCAGAAGCATTATATTATGTTGATTACATCTATGAAGGTAATGAAGTAAATCCTCAAAATATACTTGATATTGCAGAGATGGACGGTTTTTGGGGAAAAGACCTCGAAGAAAGTCTCATAGCAATTAAAGGTTTAAAAGTTACTAAAGATATGGTTACACTAATGTCTCCTGATAGGACTCCTACATTAAAAATTGTTTTACCTAATAAAGTATCTATTATTAAGTTTGGCTCTAGTCAAGAAGAATATAATAAAATAGCTACAGATGGTTATGTAAAGATTGACTTAGTGGGAAAGTGTAATCGTAATGAATGGAACGGATATGTAAATGCACAAATATTACTTGAAGATTATGAGATTGTAGATTCATCTAAATACTTCTTTTAACTATTCGGGCTGCAGACACTCGCATCTTCAAATTTAAAATAGGTTTTGGAAATTTTTCATCTAAAACCTATTTTTTGATTTTTATATAAAAATATGATATAATAATTATAGAAAATAAAAGATATAAGAAGTTATTAAAGGAGATAATAAATTATGACTGATGATATTAAAGATTTATATAAAAAATTAAACATTACTATGATTGATAAAGATGAATTAAATAAAATTGTTAAAGATAGATTAGATTTTGGGTTTGATAGCATTTATTTTAGATATGCAATTGCAATTGATGAATTAGCAATATTAAAAGAAGAGCGCGCCCGCAATAATTGTCAATCTTTTAATAGAGAAGTGTGGGCTAATAGTCAAAAACAACATTTTTATCATATTTTAGAGCAATTTTCGCAAGCTCATAAAATGGAGAATAATTAAAATGATATTAACCAATCGTCAAAATGAAGGACTTAAAATCGCATTAACTAGATATAAAAACCATGAAAAGTATACTGTAATTTCAGGATATGCAGGTACAGGGAAGTCGACCCTAGTTAAATTTATTATAGAAGCATTAGATGTAGATGAAGATAGAGTTTGCTTTGCGTGCTTTACAGGTAAAGCTGCACAGGTTCTTTTAAAAAAAGGTAATAAGAATGTAAAAACTTTACATAAATTATTATATAAGAGTTTTCCTAAATCAGATGGAACTTTTGGTCGTATTCCCGTTGAATCTATTCCATATGATATTATAATTGTAGATGAAGTATCTATGGCACCTAAATCTTTAATGACTTTACTTGCAACTTATAATGTTCATATAATTTGCTTAGGGGACCCATTTCAGTTACCACCTGTAGATAAAGACGAGGATAATCATTTATTAGACCACCCGCATATATTCCTTGATGAAATAATGCGACAAGCGCAAGAATCAGAAATAATTCGTTTAACTATGGATATTAGAGCTGGTAAATCAATAAAACCAATTCAAGGAAATGAAGTTATAGTATCTCATAAGGATGAACTTAATACAGGTATGTTACAATGGGCAGACCAAGTAATATGTGCAACAAATGCTACAAGAGTAGCGTTAAATACTCAAATGCGTCAATTGTCGGGATTAAATAATTTGAAACCTCAAAATGGAGACAAAATCGTCTGTTTGAGGAATTATTGGGATAGCTTTTCGGACGATGGTGAAGACCCGCTAATTAATGGTACTATTGGTTGGATTGATAATTGTTTTACTACTTTTGTACAGTTGCCAAGATGGGCGGAAGGTCAGCAGATTCCTATTTTAAATTGTAATTTTAAAACTGATAGTAATTCTATTTTTAGCTCTCTTGATATGGATAGAGATATGATAATTACAGGTGAAAGTAGTTTAAATTGGAAAACTTCTTTTAAATTATCTAAAAATCCTAAAACTAGACTTTTAGTACCAAAACAATTCACTTATGGATACGCAATAACTTGCCATAAGGCGCAAGGTAGCGAATTTGAAAAAGTTTTAGTCGTAGAAGAAAAATTTCCATTTGATAAAGAAGAGCATGCTCGATGGCTCTATACCGCGGCTACGCGCGCCTCAGAGAAACTTGTAATTATTCAAAAAGATTAAAGGAGATAAATATGGGCGGAAAATATTCTATTACAGCAAGAAATATAAATGATAATTCATGGGAGATATGTGATTATAGTTTAAATTTATTTCAATTTATTTTTAAAGGAATTTATTGTTTAATTAAATATGATGTTGTAAATTTAGGTAAACATGGGAAATAATAATGAATTGGACATCTAAAGAAATAAAATGTTATTTTTATCAAACTAATATAAATAAAGTATTATTAAATAATGATAAAGCAGGAGTCAGATTAGTTGCTATATTAGATTTATTGAATAATACAATTAGTGAATATGATATTACAGATATAGTAGGAGAATTAATATATATAGTTCTTCTATTGATATAGGAGAGGCAATTGATTTATATTATGAAGAGGTAAATAAATATTATGACAAAGAATGATGTAAAAAAACTATACTTTTTAATAAACCAGTTTATACTTTACTTAGTAATGAAGAAACTGGATATAGATTAGATATAGAATTAGATTTATTTAATGATAATATGTTATATGTAATTACAAATGTTAAAGATAGAAATAAAGGCGAATTGTGTTTACCTAGTTCTGGTATAAATGAGGTAATTGATAGATATTTTAAACTTATAGGAGAAAATAATAATGTTAGTTTTACAATATAATTTAGAAAAAAATGATTTAAATGCAGTAGCTGAATTGTACAATGATATAGTCAAACGTTGTCCAGATGAAACTGTTATTGCTCTACCAGATGGAATGAGTTTATTAGAACTAGATGATGAATCTTTAAATAATATAGTAAAAAATCTTCTCCATTATGCTAGTTTGAGAGGAATGTCTTATAGTAAAGAGTACTAAGCACTCTTTTTGATTTTTAATAAAAATTATGATATAATTATTATATAAAATAAAGATGGAGAGATAAGATGAATAAAATAGATAGATTCGAGATTCATAGTCACGACATGTATAGCAACATTCGTCTTCTTGATTGTATCAATCGTCCAAAAGATTTAGTTAATAGGGCGATTGATTTAGGTTTAGCAGGTATTTCTATAACTAACCATGATTGCTTATCTAGTCATATGGAATTAAATATATATCAAAATGAAATTCAAAAAGAACATCCTAATTTTAAAATTGCATTAGGAAATGAAATATATTTATGTCAAAATAGAGAAAATGGACAAAAATATTATCATTTTATATTAATAGCAAAAAATATGCAAGGTCATAAAGCTCTAAGAGAATTATCTTCAAGAGCATGGATGAACTCTTATTATGATAGAGGTATGGAAAGAGTTGTTACATTATATTCAGATTTGGCGGAAATCGTACATAAATATCCTAACTCTTTAATTGCAACAACCGCATGTTTAGGAGGCGAACTATCTACTCAAACATTAAATTTAATTAATACAGAAAAAGTTAATGATGTTGAAGAAGCTAGAAATGCACATAATCGTATTGTAGATTTTGTTCTTTGGTGTCAGGAATTATTTGGTGACGACTTTTATATAGAGTGCGCGCCCGGCTGTTCAAAAGACCAAATGGCAGTTAATAAAAGATTATTTAGTATATCTCAAGCTTTTGAAATTCCAATGGTAATTGGCACTGATGCTCATTATCTTAAAAAGGAAGATAGATTTGTTCATAAAGCATATCTTAATTCAAAAGGTGGGGAGCGTGAAGTAGATGATTTCTATGAATATTCATATCTTCAAACCAATGAAGAAATTATAAGTAACCTTTCAAAAAGTTTTGAAAATGAAAAATCTATTATTATTGAACAAATGTTTGATAATAGTATGGAAATATATCAAAAAATTGAGAATTATGATTTAAGGCATCCGCAACAAATTCCAAAAGTAGAAGTTAAAAATTATCCTAAATCTTCATGGTGGGGAGTTAATAATCCATATGCAGATGAAATGACCAAGTATCCAATTCTTAAAAGTATGTTTACTTCTGATGATAAAGTAGAAAGATATTGGATAAATGAATGTTGGAATAATTTAAATGAGAAAATTGGAAATTGGGCAGATAATGAAGAATATGTTCAAAGACTTGAAGAAGAAGCTGATATAAAAAGAACAATAGGAGAAAAACTTGAAACTAATATGTTCTCTTATCCTGTAACTTTACAACATTATGTAAATTTATTTTGGGAGTGCGGCAGTATAGTTGGCGCGGGACGTGGCTCAAGTTGCTCAGGACTGAATCATTATCTTCTTGGTATTACACAATTGGACCCACTAGAGTGGAATTTACCATTCTGGAGATATTTAAATAAAGAGCGTACAGAGCTAGGCGATATCGATTTAGATTTATGTCCAAGTAAACGTCCACTCATTCTTAAAAGAATAAAAGAAGAGCGTGGACAGAACTTCAAAGATGGTATTGATGATTTATCAAGGAAAAATTTAGGTTGTACTCTTATTGCAACGTTTGGAACGGAAGGAACAAAATCTACTATATTAACTGCTTGCCGCGGATATAGAAGTGAAGATTATCCAGATGGAATAGATTCTGATACAGCTCAGTATATGGCTTCATTAATTCCTTCTGAGAGAGGATTTTTATGGACATTATCTGAAGTTCTTTATGGCGACCCCGATAAAGATAGAAAGCCAATTAAAACTTTTATTAATGAAGTGAATCAATACCCAGGTCTATTAGATATTATGATTGCAATAGAAGGGTTAGTAAATAAACGTAGCAGTCATGCATCTGGAGTTATCTTATTTGACGAGGACCCATATGAGTTTGGTTGCTTTATGAGAACTCCGAAAGGAGAAATTATTACTCAATATGACCTTCATATGTGCGAGGCTGCAGGTATGACAAAGTATGATTTCTTGGTTACAGAAGTACAAGATAAACTTGTAGAAGCTATTAAACTTTTACAAAAATATAATGAAATAGATAGCTCATTATCATTAAGAGAAGTATATGATAAATATTTTCATCCTTCTGTTTTACCTATTGAAGATAATAAAATATGGAAAGTTTTACATGAAAATAGTGTTTTAAATATTTTTCAGTTTGATTCAGAAGTAGGAAGTCAAGCCGCAAAGAAAATTAAGCCTAGTAGTATCTTAGAAATGGCGGATGCCAATGGATTAATGAGATTAATGACTTCAGAAAAAGGTCAAGAAACTCCAATGGAAAAATATATTAGATTTAAGAATAATATTAATCTTTGGTATAAAGAAATGGATAACGCTGGATTGACAAAAGAAGAGCAGGAAACTTTAAAACCATATTTCTTAAAATCTCATGGAGTTCCACCTAGCCAAGAACAATTAATGATGATGTTAATGGATAAAGATATTTGTGCTTTTACTCTTGCAGAAGCGAACGCCGCACGAAAGATAGTTGGTAAAAAACAGATGTCTAAGATTCCAGAATTAAAAGAAAAAGTTCTTACTCAAGCTAAGTCTAAAAATCTTGGACATTATGTTTGGGAGAATGGAATCGGCCCTCAAATGGGGTATTCGTTCTCGGTCATTCATGCATTAGCCTACTCTTTTATAGGTTTTCAAACTATGTATATAGCAACAAAATGGAATCCTATATATTGGAATACCGCATGTTTAATAGTAAATAGCGGCTCTCTTGAAGATGAAGATTCTGAATATGAAAATGATGAAGAAACTGAAACAACTCAAAAGAAAGAAAAAGGAACTGATTATGCTAAAGTAGCTAAGGCTTTAGGAGATATTATTTCAAAAGGAATTAAAGTATCTTTAGTAGATATTAATAAATCTAATTTTAGTTTTGAACCTGATATTGAAAATAATCAAATTCTTTTTGGTATGAAGGCTTTAGGCGGGGTTAATACTGATATAATAAATAAAATAATTGCGGGACGCCCTTATGAGAATTTTACCGACTTTTTAAACCGCTGTCCGCTTAATAAAACTGCTATGATTTCATTAATCAAAGCAGGTAGTTTTGATAATCTAGAACTTGAATGGGCGAAAGAATTAAATATTGAACCAAGAATGTTAATTATGGTTTATTATATTTCAAAAGTAAGTGAGCCAAAGAAAAGATTAACTTTACAAAATTTTAATGGATTAATTCAAAAAGATTTAGTACCAGCAGATTTAGATTTTACAAAACGAATATTCATTTTTAATAAGTATTTAAAGGCTAATAAAAAAGTTAATAAATATTATGTTTTTGATGAAACGTGCGAAAGGTTTTATTCTCAATTCTTTAATATGGAAACATTAGAAGTAATAAATGGGTATACTTGTATCTTACAAACTGAATGGGATAAAATTTATCAAAAAGAAATGGATAATGCGCGAGCTTGGCTTGGAGAGCATCAAAGTGAGGTTTTAAAAGAATTTAACTATCTTTTATTCCAAGAAACTTGGGATAAATATGCACAAGGCAGTATTTCCGCATGGGAAATGGAAAGTTTATGTTTTTATTATCACGAACATGAGCTTAAAGATGTTAATATCCAAAAATATGGAATATCAGATTTCTTTCAAATGTCAGAAACTCCTGAAGTAGATTATTTCTTTAAAAGAAATGGTAAAGAAATTCCTATTTATAAAACTTATAAAATAATTGGAACTGTTATTGGTAAAAATGATACACGTTCTTCAGTCTCTGTTTTAACCACTACTGGTGTTGTAAATGTTAAATTTACTAAAGAATATTATGCTATGTATAACCGCCAAATTTCTGAAATTCAAGAAGATGGAAGCAAGAAGGTTAAAGAAAAAGGTTGGTTCAATCGAGGTACAAAAATAATGGTAACAGGATTTAGGCGTGAAGATACGTTTGTTGGAAAAACCTATAAGGCAACTCCAACGCATCAATTATATATAATAGAAAATATAGATAAAGATGGAAATATGGAACTTAGACATGAAAGATTTGAAGTAAATAATGGAGAATAATAATGATTAAATATAAAACTAAAATTTTCTTTGGAACTAGTTCAAATTGTTTTTATGACAACGCTGATGAACAATTTAACAAATGGATTGAAGAACATCCTAATATTGAAATATTAAAATTTAAATATGAACAAGCTAGATATGGAGACCATTCAATTTGTATTTTATATCAAGAGGTAGATAATGGAGAATAAAAAATACACAATCCTTGCGTTATTCGGAGAGAGTGGCGCAGGGAAAGATACTATTAAAAAAGCAATAGTTAATAATATGGATAATATAAATGGAATTGTGTCTTATACTACTAGACCATCAAGAGAAAAAGAAGTAGATAATGTTGATTATCATTTTGTTAGTAATGCGGAGTTCGCTAATATGGTACTAGATGGCTCAATGTTAGAAGCTACAAGTTTCAATGAATGGTTCTATGGAACAGCGATTTCCGCACTTCAAAAAGATAAAATTAATATTGGAGTCTTTAATCCACAAGCTATTGAATGTTTACTTCAAGATTCTCGATTAAATGTTATTCCTATTTATGTATATTGCTCTGATAAAAATAGATTACTTCGCTCCCTTAAGAGAGAAAAGAATCCAGATTGTTCTGAAATATGCAGAAGATTTCTTGCAGATAAAAAAGATTTTTCTGACGCAGATTTTGACTATATAGTATATAGTAACAATAATAAGAATACAAATGAAAAAAAAATGGTATCTCAAATGAAAGGCATTTTAAAAGAATTGGTCATAGCAAATTAATCTCTTTTAAAAAAATTTCATATTTATAGTAAAATCCTTAATATAATTTAAATACATAGGAGGTATTTATGAAAATTCAAAAACGTGATGGCACAACACAGCTATTCGACCAAAATAAAATAATTGATGCGATATTTGGAGCGTTTAAAGAGGTTGATGGAGAATTAAGTGACTACGCATATGCAAAAGCTGGAAATATAGCTGATTATATTCAAGAGCAGGCAGAAAATGCAGACCATATTCTTAATGTAGAAGAAATTCAAGATATGGTTGAAAAAGGTCTTATGAGTACAAAACGTAAAGACGTTGCTAGAGCATACATCACTTATCGTAATGAAAGAACTCGCGCAAGAGAAAGAAATAGTGAAATTATAAAAGGTATTTCTAACAAAATATCTGCGGCTAATGTTGAAAATCAAAATGCTAATCTTGATGAAAAGTCTTTTGGTGGAAGGATAGGTTCTGCTAGTGATGAGGTTATGAAAAAGTATGCGTTGGATTATTGTATGTCAGTTATGGCAAAAAATAATCACTTAAATAATAAAATTTATGTGCATGATTTATCTCATTATCCTGTTGGTGACCATAACTGTCTTTCTATTCCTTTTGACCCGCTATTGGCAAATGGATTTAATACCAGACAAACAGATGTGCGCCCTGCGCAATCTGTAAGTACAGCTTTTCAATTAGTGGCTGTTATTTTTCAATTACAGTCCCTTCAACAATTTGGAGGTGTCTCTGCGACGCATTTAGACTGGACTATGGTTCCTTATGTACAAAAATCATTTATTAAACATTTTCAAGATGGTTTAACTTATATTGAACAAAAATCTGAATATAAAGTTAATCGTTTTAAAAAATGGTTTGAGCATTTAGATAATCAAAGTATTGATAATGCAGAATTAAAAGAGAAACATCCTTTAGTATATAAATATGCTATTGATAAAACTGAAAAAGAAGTTTATCAAGCTGTTGAAGGAATGTATCATAATCTCAATACACTTCAGTCAAGGAGCGGCAACCAATTACCTTTTACTTCAATTAACTATGGTACTTGTACTTTACCAGAAGGTCGTATGATAACTAAAGCATTATTGGAAGTTTCAAAAGAAGGAATTGGAAAATTGCATAAAACTTCAATATTCCCTTGTGGTATCTTTCAGTACATGAAAGGTGTTAATGATAGACCTGGAACCCCTAACTATGATTTATATAGATTAGCTCTTGAATCAACAGCTAAAAGATTATATCCAAATTATGCTAATGTTGATTGGAGCGGGAATGCGGGTTATGACCGCAATGACCCAAGTACATATTTTTCAACAATGGGCTGCCGCACAGCTAATGGTTGGGATATTAATGGATTTGGTCAAAGAAAAGATGGAAGAGGAAATATTTGTCCTGTAACGATTATTATGCCTACTCTTGCTATGGAAGCAAAAGAAGATGCTAATGCATGGAGTCCAGAGCCTAATCAAGCAAGAGAGCAAGATACAGTAGATTCATTTTTTGAAATTCTTGATAAAAAAATTAATGAAGCAAAAGATATGCTAATTGAAAGATTTAATTGGATTTGTTCTCAATCTGTTGACTCTGCAAAATTTATGTATGAAAATAATGTAATGGAAGGATACATTCCAGAAGAAGGTATTCGTTCAGCATTAAAGCATGGAACTCTTGCAATAGGACAGCTTGGATTAGCAGAAACACTTCAAATTCTTATTGGGGCAGACCAGACAACAGAAAAAGGTATGAAATTAGCAAAAAGAATTGAACAACTTTTTAAAGATAGATGTGCTGAATTTAAGGAAGAATATAAACTTAATTTTGGGGTATATTATACTCCAGCTGAGAATCTTTGCTATACCGCTATGAAAAAATTTAAAGCTAAATATGGCGAAATTCCAAATGTATCTGATAAAGAGTTTTTTACTAATTCAATTCATGTTCCAGTATGGAAATCTATGTCCCCTTTTGATAAGATTGATATTGAATCTCAACTTACTGGATATAGTTCTGCGGGATGCATTACCTATGTAGAGCTTGATGGCGGAGTTAAAAATAATATAGATGCATTAGAGACTATTGTTAATTATGCAATGGCTAAGGATATACCTTATTTCGCGATCAATGTACCTAATGACACTTGTTTAGAGTGCGGATATACTGATGAATTAGGAGAAGAATGTCCAATGTGTAATAGCGAACATATTCAACGTCTTCGTAGAGTAACAGGCTATCTCACTGGAAACTATACAACTGCCTTTAACAAAGGAAAACAACAAGAGGTTGAAATGAGGGTAAAACACAGATGAGATATGCTAGTATAATTGGAAATGATGTAGTGAATGGAGAGAACGTATGCGTCTCTCTCTTCACTCAAGGTTGCCATAGACATTGCAAAGGTTGTTTTAATTCTTCTACCTGGGACTTTAATGGCGGAATTGAAATAGATGAAAATGAATTAACAGAAAAAATACTTTCTTTAATTAATAAAAATAATATACAACGGAACTTAAGTATCTTAGGCGGGGAGCCGCTGTGCGAAGAAAATAGAGAATATATTTTAAGATTAATTCTTAAAGTAAAAGAAATTTATCCAAATATAAAAATTTTTATATGGACTGGATATGATATTGAAGATATATTTTTAAATCCTTGTATTGCAAATATATTACAAAATATAGATGTAATAATTGATGGAGCTTATATTGAAGAAGAACGTGATATTACATTAAAATGGCGAGGAAGTAAAAATCAAAGAATTTTGACAAAAGAAAAAATAAATGATATAATATCAATAGGAAAAACAATAAAAGGAGAATAAATATGTCAGATGTAGATGTAGCATTAGGAACTGTATATGAAGTAGCTAAAAGTGCTGCCAAATTAGAAGCTCCTCTTACTCATACTGATTTAAATAAAAGATTAAGAGAAATTAAACAGTTCTTTTTAGCTCAAAATGATAAATATTTTATGTTATTAAATAGAGAAACATATAATTTTACTTTATTTAATTTAGGAAATAAAGATGATATAACAATAAAGAAAATAATGGAAGGTCTAAAAGAATGTTTAGATAATCGCGGGGACGTCATTTCAATCGATTTAACTGAGGCTAAAGATGCCTTTGAAATATGGATTTCCGCAGATGATGAAGCTCTTGTTTATTATTTATTTCCTTATGATACTGGAGTTATTGAGTGAGGCATAAATATGAAGAAAATAATAGGTGTGATAAAGCCATTTGATATGAAACAGAATTTTTATGTTTATGAAGATGGTAATAAATTAGATTCAGCTTCTCCAACTATAGATGAAATAAGTGAAACTATTTTTGCTCTTATGCAAGAATATGATGTAAGTCAATTAGATTTAGTTGGTCCAAAACAATATAATAAAGGACTAAGTAAAAAGATTAAAGAAGCTGAAATGGTTAAATATGATAAAAATACACTTGAGATAAATATAGTTTAAAGAATTAGGAGATAAAAGGATATGAGCAAATATTTAATTAAGGTTGATGAAACCTATAGAGCAGATACGGAAAGAGAGGCTGCGCAATTAATAAATGATGCTAAAGCTGATACTGGATTTACTCTTGATAAATATACTTCTGTTCATCGTGAGCGCAAGCAAAAAGGAGAGGTAGTGGAAGAGTGGTATAGAGTTACCCTTACCAAGGTTTTTGATGATGAAAAAGAGCCTATTGGTTCTGCAACAGTAAGTTATAATACATCAGGAAGTGCCTTTTCGGAGGATGAGTAAATGGAAAATATAAAAATTAAATTATTAAATGAAAATGCTAAAGTTCCAACAAGAGGAAGTGAAAAAGCTGCGGGATATGACTTACATGCTGCAACAACTAAACCTATAGAAATCGGTGCTCATAATGTTGAAAAAATTGGAACGGGAATTTCAATTGAATTGCCAGAAAATACTTTTGGAGCTATATTTGCAAGAAGCGGTTTAGCTACTAAAAAGGGACTTAGACCAGCTAACTGTGTAGGTGTTATAGACTCAGATTATAGGGGAGAATGTATTGTTGCTCTTCGTAATGATACAGATGAAGAAATGATTATTGAAGCTGGTGAAAGAATTGCTCAACTAGTTATAATGCCATTTATACCTGTTGATTTTACTGTAGTAGATGAATTGAGCGATACAGAACGCGGAGATGGCGGTTTTGGTAGCACAGGGACTAATTAATGATTGGAATGGCTGAAATGAGTTGGAAAGAAAGCTTAGAATGGCAAGCTAAAGAGAAAGCTTTTCTTGATACTAAAGATTTAAAGCCTTTTCTTAAAAAAGACAGAGGTATTTATGATATAATAGATGCTATAGAAGATACTTTTGGCAAGGATTACACAGAAGAATCTTTTATCTTTAATTGCATGGACTCTAACGAGTTTATTGAATATTTAGAAGATAGATATTCAGATATTCAATTTTATGAAGAACCTAGAGTATTATGAAAAATATAAAAACAATAGAAGAAATATCAATAATAATAAATAATTATGAGCCTATTATTGATGAAGAAGATGATTGGTCTTTATTTTATTATTTATATCTAAAAGAATTGATAAATGATAAGAGTGATAAATAATTCACTCTTATTTTTTATGTTTAAATAAAAGTTGACAAAACTAAATTTTTGTGTTATAATCTAGTTATAGAACAGGAGGAATGTGGATGAAAATATTAAGCTTGGATGCTTCCACTAAGGCAACAGGATATGCAATTTTTAACGAACAAAAATTAGAAAGTTATGGTTGTATTACTGCATCATCAACAGATTTAATAAAACGTATAAATAAAATGATTACTGAACTAGAGCAAATTTTAACAAAAGAAAAAATAGATAAAATTATTTTAGAGGAAGTTAGACCAGAACAAGGTTTACAGAATATCAAAACACATAAGGCGTTAATGTACCTTCAAGCGGCAATTGCTTTTTTAATACATGAACGCTTTAATACAATAGAAGTAGAATATACTTATCCTAATGAATGGCGGGCGGCATGTGGTATACACACAGGACGAGGTGTAAAGCGCGAGACACTGAAGTCCGCGGATATAAAATTTGTAAAAGAAAATTTTGGGATTACTGTTAATGATGATGAGGCAGATGCTATAGGAATAGGATACGCATATGTTAATAAATTAAGTAATGAAATAAACTGGGAATAAAAAAATAGGAGAAGTAGTTGGCGCTACTTCTCCTTATTGGCTTTTATATTATAATTAGGTCTGATATTTCTATCAATTAGGTCTATAATATATAAGTTATTTTTTCATTTCTTTTTCTTCCATTGTTTCCTTATAATGTTCATGTACCATATAAGGCAATGTATGATGAACTACTTCTTCTTCATCTTTTTCCATCGCTTTTGAGATATGACAGTAATAGATAGCTTCTTCTATATCTTTAATCATATCTATTACTTCACCTAGCTCATGCGCATCAACTGCTTTTAAATCGTTCATATGTGACATTGCAGTATCTATTAATGTATTTTTAATATATTTTAATTTGTCCATATTTTATCTCCTTATGCCACTCTTTCTACTAATAAATTTGCATTTTGTACACTAATTGCCTGAGTGCTAATATTTTTAACTGCTATTTGAGTGCAACATCCAATAGGAACATCTATAAATACTGCGCTAGAAACATTATTAAATTGAGCAACAGTAGATGTAGTGGAAATCATAGTTGAGCTATCTAAAGGTTCTCCATTTGCGGAAATTGATATAGAGATAGCTCCAGCTGTGCCCGTAGATGGAATTGCTATATTTCCACTAAAAGTTACTTTAAATCTTGCGCGGCTTTGGCGAGTAATGCCGCGCAATGTAACTAATCCACTACCACTACGGTGTAGAATGGAGCAATTTCCGCTAATAGGCTCGCTTGTAAATAATACATCTTGATTTGCGGCAACTGTTTGAACCGCATTTGCTGTATATTCAGCCATTTTGTATTTTACCTCCAATAAGTTATTTAATTTTAATTAAGCTCCACATTCACAACCATATCCAAGTCCATATCCAATATATGGATTAGCTACTTGATATGCAGGTATTGGAGCTGGTCTTAATTGACTAACAAGATAGTTGTTCTGTGCACACTGACTAGCTGCGAATTTCAAGTTCTGATTTTCTGCCTGTAATGTAGAAAGTTTATCTTGAACTAAGAAATCTAAAATGCTTCTTGTCGCACAATTCTGGTTATCAATGATGTCTCTTGTTGTGTTTTGAATAGTGTTTTTAACATCGCAAGTGTTTGATGCAAGCTGGAACTCAATATCTTTTTGACCAGCTCTATTATCGCAGCAGCATTGAGCCATTTGAGATTGAAGTGCATTTGTGTTCTGCATATTTGCAACAGTATTAGCATTAATATCTTGCTGTAATGCGTTAGTATTCTGCATATTAGCAATAGTCACACCAGTAATGTCTTGCTGTAATGCATTAGTATTTTGATTTAATGTGTTAGTTAAACCACCAAAACCTGCACACATAGTTTGCTGAGCATTAGCAAAACCATTTAACATACCTGTGTTCATAGCATAGAAGCCATCACAAAGTCCTTGCTGAACTCCTCTAACTGAACTTTCAAGCTGATTAAAATTCATATCTTGACATAAATCAGCTCTTGTTAAAGCACCTTGAGCAGCTGCGGAATTAGCTCCTCCGAATCCATTACCTCCCCATCCAGAGAATATGAATAAGAATAAGATAATAATCCACCAAGCACCATTACCCATAAAGCTGTCTCCATAACCATTTCTACCTGATGCAGCCGCGATATCAGTAAGACTATAGCCTTCTCCTGAATTAAACATAAGTTACCTCCTATTAAAAATATTTATTTATTAAAATTTACAAACCTAGCATTTGTCTAAAATTTGCAAATTCTTTATCATAATCTTTTCCTTGCTCTTTGCAAGCATTCCTAGCTACTTCTTCTATTCCTTTTGTATCTCCTTTTTTAGCAAGGTCTAATAAATTAGCCATCATTGGATTATTAGATGACCTTTGTTCTAACATATTAATTACAAATTGTTGCGGATTTCCGCTGCTACAAATAAATTGTATAAATTGCATAGGATTCATATTAGAAGCCATTCTTTGCCACCTCTTTCTTTACTTGTGGAGCCTCAACTGAAGGCTGCGCCAAGAACATATCTATTTTATTTTCTAATGTTTCAATTTTTTGTAATATCATTTCTTCATTACTTTTCTTTATTTCTGTTTGAGTTTGCGCCATAGGCTTAAAAGTAATAACACTTGTAGTACCATTGTTATTCCATGATTTAATATAAATTTCACTCAAATCTGCTTTAGGAAAAATTCCGTATCCGCCTATTGGAACTTCTGTAGCTCTAACAATATCTTCGCTATCAACTATTTTTCCATTTAAACTCTGTTGTGGCTGATTATTCATTTGATATGTAGGTTGCATTTGTTGAGGCTGTTGCATAGGCATTGGATATTGATTACTATATGGATATACATTATTCATATAATAATTTGGATTGTAATAGGTCATATAACTATCTCCTTTCTCTCATCTTTGACATTATTATATGAATTTTGCTTTGTAGTAAATTTCTTAATTTGCCCCAAATTTTCATTAAAATTTATTAAATTGTTAAAATTTAGTACCTAGTTAATTTTAGTTATAAGAGATGAACATTTCCAAATTTTAGACAAAAAAATAGCTGAGAATAGCATTAATTGCTATTCTCAGCTTGTATTTTATTTAATACCATAAATATTTGTAATTTTATATTTTTTATCATTATCATCAGTAAAAGTCTTAAAACTTAAAGTTTTAACATCATCTTCTTCAATTACTTTAATTTCATTTGAACGAATATTTGCAACTTGTAATACAGTGCTAGATATTAATTTAATATCATATTGAACTGAAATTAATCCATTTGAATCTATGTCTATTAAAGAATAAGATAATTTAATTGGATTATTATAAGCAAGAATTGGAATTTGCTTAATCTCCATTGTACTTCCATTATATTCAGAAAATATCATTAAATATTTAAAATCTGTACTAGAAACTCCCGTATTTAATGTAATAGTAGCATTTTCTGTTAAACTAAAATCATTTAAAGTTTTTAATAAAACAAAAGTATCTTGATTTAAATAATCTTCCACTGTAGTCCCGCTATTTAAAAAAACTTTATCTGCTTTTATTGTAAAATTATCTTCTTTTAAATAATCTTCTACACTAGTTCCACTTTTTAAATTGACATTTTCTGCACTGGCTCCAAGGTCAATCATAGTAAAACTTCCATCATCATCTTTTACTGATACTCTTTTACAAACCGCCATATTTTACCTCACTCGCATATAAAATCTATAATAGTGCTTGCATCTTCTTTTTGATTAAAACGAATTGAAGTAATATTAACTCCATAGTCAGTTTCTAATATACCTGTTTTTCCTAATTCAAAAAGAACATTATTTATATATACTTCATGTCTTGTTTTAGATTGGATACCTAGTTTAATAATAGAATTAATATCAGAATTTTGTTCTGATATTAAATCCATTATTTCCTCATTCTCTTCAAAAGGTCCAATTATTTGATTATAAAAGCCATTCATATTAGTTCTCCTCAAGTATAAACCAAATGCCGCCATCATTTAAGGCACTCATTTTAGTTGTAATATCAGAGTCAGAAGCTTTTCCAACGATAATTGGAGTGCTAGATAAAGAACCTAAATAATACCAAGACATAGCATCATAATCAAAAGCGTAAAAGAATTTATCTGTAGATGAAATTTCTACAATTATTACTTTACCACTATCAGTTCCAGTTAATCCATTTGGGTATAATTGATTTAAATAAACTGATGTAATAGTTGAAGAACTACTTAAATTATTATCATCTTCTTTTTTTAAATGAGGTCCAATTAATAATCCACTATAATCTCTAATAGCTCCTAAATCTAGCCAGCCATTTATATTATTATAAGTTGCAGCAATCCCTTGATTTATTAGTTCTTGCCTCTTTTCGGGGTCGCTATAAAGTATTAAGAAATGGTAATTATCTTCATTAATAGCCATTTTCATAATATAATTTAATGGGGAACCTATATCTTCTTCATCGCCTGTATTATAAGTTACATGAAGTTTTTGGTTACCCGGACTAGCTAAATTAGTATCATCAGAATTTACTTTCATATTAGAGACTACTTTAAGATATTTCTCATGTTCAGTTTTAGTTCCATTATTATAAGTAACTGTGATTGTTCCATCATCAGCTATTTTTACATCTGTAGCCCATACTAAATTTTTAGTATAATCTGTTGTCCCATTATTATATTTAACTGTTAGTAATCCTTCATCAGTTAAAGAAATGGAAGAAATCCATTGGATTTTTTTATCAAAAACATCAGTTGATTTATCATTATAGGTAACTGTGATAGTTCCATTAGCGGCGACCTCAACACTTGTTATCCATTTTATTTTATTATTTAAAACTACATCATTACCTGTTGTATATTTTAAAGTAACTGTTCCATCTTCCGCTAATATTACATTATTAACCCAGCGTAAATTAGTATCATATTTAGTGCCTTCATTATAAGTTACATTAAAAGCGCCTGTAGTGCCATTTAATGTAATAGAAGTAATCCACTTAACTAATTTAGGATAGGTTATTGTATCATTATGTGAATACTCAATAGTAAAAGTACCATCATTATCGAGTGTGATTCCAGTTATCATATTATAATCACCTAAATACATAGTAACTGGCTCTCCGCTTTCTAATTTATCATAATGATAATAGTCATATACTAATACTTTTCTTTTGTTATCTATATCATCATCGCGCCCGTCGTAATTTTGAATTGAAGTACTTGCTTCTATTACTCTAAAGTTTTTAAAAGCATCTCCTTTAATACCTTTTGGAATACTAACATTCCATTTTTCATAAAATGGATGTTGCTTATCATCACTTCTATCTATTAAATCAGTATTACTGAAATTAGAAGTGTTATTATCTCTATTATAATATGGACTTACTGAACTAGCAATAAAATCAATTACTGTATAAGGAATTTTAAAACCTATATAAGCAGTACAGTCTTCTTCATTTTCATCTCTGATACTACAGTAATTCCATTGAATTTCATCATTATAAGTATCACCATCTTTACCAGGAACCAGATTCTCAGTAGGAGCGTATGAGCCTTCTCCTCTTCTAATATCATATCCTTCAGTAGCTTGCTTTTTGTCTACTTCCATCATAGTCATTAGTTCTAACATTGGCGCTTTACCTGCGGGACCTACTATAGTACCAACATATAAAGCTCCACCAAGGTCATTTAAATAATCATAACCTCTTCGATATATCTTACCATTATCAGGGTCATTCTTATTTACTGTATTAATTAATACATATTCTCCAAAATTAACTAATTCAAATTGAGGTCCTTTGGTAAAATCTTCAGCCATGGCGCTAACTGATGCATAATCTTTAACTATAACGAAAGACGCGCCAGCTTTTCCGCCATAAAAACTTCCTAACATCCTTTTTCCTCCTTAATATTGAAAATCCATAATGAAATAATCTAATCCATCAGAGTAAAAAGTGGATTCTTTTAAAATAAATCCAATAGATTGAATAGTTAATCCATTATTAATTTCATATATTCCAGTTCTTCCAATTCTAATTTGTTCTCCATTTATACACATAATTAGACCAGGCGGACCCTGGATACCTATCTTACTTAATTCAGATAGTCCCGCATAAGAACTACTTAAATAATCTATAACATTATAAATTGAATAAAATTCAATAATTTCACATGACATAACTCGACCATGAGTATCTTTTAATGTATTTTCTATAGAATAATCTAAAGCAATTCTATTTAATTCTAAAATAATTTGGTCATATGTAGAATTTGGTGTAATTATTAATTCAAAATAAGTATAGTCTGAACCATAATCTACACTATAATAATCTACACTTTGAATGGTATCTTCATCAATAGAAGAGTTCTCTAACTTTAATGTAAAATCCTGTACAGAATCTGTTCTTTGTTTTACTCTAAATTTTAAATAATAACTAGTTTTACTATTTAAAATATTAGCTCCTTGAAGTTGTATACATATATCATCAAATTGAGTAATTCCAGAATCATTTTTTACTGTTGTGAGTGTATACGTTTGAGGATTTTGATATGAGTCAGCTGATAGTTGAGTTCTTCTAAATTGTCCAATACTATAACTCATTGTAGTCTCCTTTCTATATTAAAATCTCTCAAGCGCTCTTGTACAAGAAATTGACATCGTACTTGTAATATCAAGAGGAAGAGAAATTGTATTAATCATATAATCTCCATAAATACCACTTTCATTATCTCGTACTGTTATTCTAGTATTTGGTTCTAAATAATAAATGGGTATTGCACTTAAAGTAATGCTTTCATTATAACTAGTATATTGATATAATAATTCTCTTACTGCTTCATATGCGGAATTAGATTCTCCTCCGCTAGCTATCATACTATATATTGAACTATCTAATTGAATATAATCTTGTCCTTTATTTTCACATTCTGTTCTTAAAGTTGCAATATCTTCATCTGATGTATCAAGTAAAATTAAATCAGGTATTTCTGGTTCAAAGATACAATTTATACTGTCATCACTAACTACTTTTGTGCGGCGACCGATATTAGAAACGCTAAACTCAGATATTGCCGCAGTAGAGTCAATAAAATCTAAATAATATTCAATTCCACTTGGAGTTTTTAATGCACTAGCATAAAATTCGCCCTTCTCTACGTCGTATAACTTAGGCCATTCGTTCAAAAGCTCAGTATAATAATAATTAGAATCACTACCAAATGGTTCACTTTCAACACCAGATAAATATAATTCTGTTCTCCAATCTTTAGTAGTTATATTTACTTGACCTTCAGAAACTTTTGTGTATTCTTGATTAGCGGCATCCCATTTATAAATAAGCTGGGTATCTTCCGCCATATAGAAGGTTTCCGCAACTCCTTTTTTAGGAAAATAACTTTTACTAGAATATTTAATAGGACTTTTAGCTTTTGTTAATCCATCATCGGGGTCTTCATAAAAAAAACAAGGATATGTATTTCCAATAGTAGGTTTGCTATCAATAGCAAGATGATAGCGTATTGGAATTTCTATTCCTTCTGAATTTTCTTTTAATCCCCATACTATAAAATCATTCTTAATCATTCCATATTGCGGAGTGTTAGAATAAGAAATAATTAAAGAGCCATCATCAAAAGTATAAACAGATTTACCTTTGCTCATATCTATTAAATAATCATCTTTAGTCATTTTATCTAGTTCTATAGATGCTTGTGAAGTATTTAAATAATTTTTTATCTCTTGAAAAATAAAATTTCCATCTATATCATAAAAATATTCATAATTACCTAATGTATTTTTTATTTTATCCAATATATCACATACAGAATTACCAGCATCCCCAATTAATTCATCAGGGTAAATAAAATCAGTATAAATATAGCCTATATCTTCTCCATATTCATACATTTTATAATTACCTGCTGCAACTGCTGTAGCTTCATTAGTTGTCGCTATATATTGCACAGTTTCACCAGATATTTTCTTTATAATATAAATTGGAGAACTTCCAACCCATTTCATAACTTTTTTAATTCTGGTATCTATATCACTAATAATAATTTTACCTAATTGCTCTCCACCAAAATGATTTACTAGCTCTTGTATAATTTGATAAATAGTTGGATATGTTAAAACTATATTACCATTTTCATCTGTAGTTTCATATTCATGGAATGTAACAGAAGAAGGAATGATGCCTCCGCAGTCTCCATTTAATAAACACATTTTATCTTTTAGTTGTAAAGATATATTAACACCGCTTGTTGAATGTGTTATAGAAGGATTAATAATAACATAAGTTCCTTGCGGAAACCAGATAATAGGATACTCTGAATATTTATTTGTGGTATTTTTAATTCCTACTTCTAATTTAATTTTCTTATTAATAGAAATTAAATTATTTACATTAGTTAAATCATTTTCATATTCATAAGCAATCATATTTACTGTTCCAGTTCTTCTTACACTAGAAGAACCATTTAAATTAAGATTTCCGCCAGTTGCATATCCTTGAATTTCTTTAATAGGATTTTCTTTAAAGTCTAAAAGAACAATTTTTACATATTGTTCTTTTAGTTTTAAAGAGTCTATTTCTTTTAAGAAAGCAGAGTCATTTAAATATGAATATTTCATTAATACTCTCCTTTCATAACTTCACAATAATAATCAACTAATGCGTCAACACTACATAACACATCATTTTCATTACCAAACAGACACCACTGACCTTTATAATAAATATATCTATTACTATCTTTATCAAAATAACGCTGTAGATATACCATATACTCTTGAGCGGTTTTTAATTCTACATCACTTGAATTAATAGTTATAGTATCTGTATCATTGTTATAATTTTGAACTTCTAATCCTAAAGAAGCAATCCAATATACTCCATTTTCAATAGGACTAGCAATATCATCTACACTAGTAACTTTCATACCAGTATCTTTAAATTGAGTAGGCAACATATTATTAGTATCTAAGCCTGTATATTCATCAAGATGGACTCCACCAAAATATAGTCCTTCAATAGTTGCATCATCATTATAAAGTTGTAATGTTTCTGTCTCTCCTATAACTTCTCTATAAAAATCATCGTCAGAAGAGTCCTTAACATAAACTACAGTTCCCCTGTCAGCTTCTATATTAACACCATTAACTGAAATTAATTTTTGATAATATGTTGGATAATCAAGTAAATATTTTAAATAAATCTTATTAATAATAGATTCATTAACTGCAAAATTGCCCCAGCATTGTCCAACTTTTTGATAATAATAAACTTGACTAGCTAATGTACTAACATTTTCAATTTCACTTAAATTACATATATAATCAATAGTAACATCACTTGCAACTGGAACAGCTAAAGATGTAATTTGTATATCTTCATCCCTTAATTCATAAAATCCTTTATCACTTACTATGATAGGATTACCATTTATATAAAGAATATAACCTTGAATTAAATTAGCATATTTAGTTTGCACGGAAGTCGCGGGTAAGATTCCTAAAGCAGGGTCATCCGCAATTAAATAAGGTTTAGAATTAAATTCAACTCTTAAATAACTTAAATAATTAACAACATTTTTAAATCCATCACTTGCACTATTTGAATATTTATCTTGAATAATATTTAATATATCTTTATTAGCAGGTAAGACTTCTTGTATCTGTCCTAGCTTAGAAGAAGAATATTGAAGATAAGTATCGTATCCGCCACTTGACTGAATATTATACGTATTATAATTAGTAATATTAGCTTCCGCAACTTCATATGCTGTTGCTGAAAATGAATATATCATTCTACCTAAAGTTTGATTAGGAGTAAAACTAATATCCATTAATTTAACTAATATATTACCTTCTGTTGTAGAGCGAAATAGTTTTACATTATCTTTATATAAAAAGTCCATAACTAAATCTCTGAATTTTTTCTCATATATTCTATCATTATATTCATTAATTTTATAAACTTGATTATACTCATTATATAAATCAATATTGCTTTGATAAACCTCTTCTTCTGTTGCAAATAAATTATTCTCATCACAAAAGCGAGTGATTAATCCAGTCATAGGAAACTGCCTATATTTCATATTGCCATTTCTTCTAATAAAAGAATATTGAGAGCCTATTGTATCAGTTTTACTTTCCGCAATAACATATTTAAATGAACTAATTTCATTATCAAATTTTAATTTTAATTGTTTATCTCCATAAGATAAGAAACTATACTCTAAAGAAATCATTATTGGAGACTCTATCTCAATAATAGAACCTCTATCGCCTCTTGAATTTCTTCTTTGTGCGCAATATTTATACCAGATTCCACTTTCAACGGTATTGTCATACCAAGTAAAATCAAGCATATCACTTCCTATAATAGCAACAGTATAAATATCTTCCCAAATTAAAAAATTACTTGTACTAGATGCTCGTCTAATAGTTATATTACCAGTAAATCTATCAACGGTCTTACCTAATATATGGATTTTTACTCTGCCTTCTTCTTCATCAGATTCCGCAGTCATAGTTGCATTTAATTTCTCAATACCATAACCAATAATAATAAAATTAAATACTTTTGTTTCAGTATATAAATTATTAGTAGTATAAGTTATGTAAGCTGAATATGAAATTCCTTCTTCCAATTGATAATCTAAAGTATAATTAATTTCATTTGGATTATAAGAATTGGAAAAAATTTCTCCACTATCTGCTAATGGAGTATCTAATTTATCTCTATTGTAAATTTGAATCCTATAACTTTTTAAATATTCTTTTTCAATAGTAGAATTAGCTGAATAATACATTTGTCCAATAAAATCTACAATTGAAGTTGTAAATATTGTTTGGTCACTTGTATTATCTTCAAACCCTTTAATATATAAAGTCGGTTGTTGTATACCTTTTATTATACAAACTGTAGACCATTCAGAAAAATATTTTTCATTATCTGTCAACCATGAAGCTATTTTTTTAGTATCTTCTGGTGCGGTTGCACTTGAACTAGTAAATCTAATTTGCACTTTATAAAATTGATTTAATTCAAACCCATCCTCTAAATCAGAAGGATTAATTACTATATAATATTTATCATCTGAGTCTCTTGATGAATCTGAATTAATATTAGTTATTTTAATTCCAGTAGGGTAACCTTCTGAATTTAATGCAGACATATTTGTACTTTGATTATTTACTATAACTTGTGCATTTAGAATATCATCTAAGCTATTATATGCAGATAATGAAAAATATATTTTACAAGGCTGGGTTCTAACAAAAGCAGGCATAAATGTATCTACAATTGGAGGATATAAATTATT